GCCGAAGGGCTTGCTACCGAAGGCATCACCCGTGGACAAGCTCAACAAGGTTTCCAACAAATCGGTGCGACACAAGAACTACTCGGCATGAACCTGCAAGGCGAAACAGCATTAACCCAGCAAGAACAAATTGCTGGAACATTCGGAACAAACCAAGCCGCAGCGCAACGCATTGCTACCCGCCGACGCAAACGCCAAGCAACCTTCGAGCAAGGCGGCGGCTTCGCAGGAGCACAAACAGGAACCACAGGGCTAGGCACCGTCGGCCAATAAAATGTGCTAATGTAAAAACGTATCCCGATGGGAGAACCTGATAACCACCCCCTGAGTTATCAGCGCAAAACGGGGTGTAAAAACTATGTAGCCATCACAACCCTCCGGTGTGATGTGGACCAAGGAGAGTGCCATATGTCAAATTTTGAAGATGATTTCAACGAAGACGACTACGACCAGCCAGCATCTGAAACGAACCCTGTTCGTGCAAGGATGAAACAACTGGAAAAGGAAGCCAAAGAGTTACGCAAACAAGTTGCGGAATTCTCAGCCAGCCAACGTGAACTAGCTTTTGTAAAAGCGGGTATAGACCCTGCTTCTCCACAAGCCAAGTATTTCGTTAAAGGCTACGACGGTGACTTAACTCCAGAAGCTATTAGGCGGGCCGCAGAAGAAGCACAACTGATTACACCCCAAACTGTTCAGGAAGACCCAGACCAGGCAGCATGGAAGCAGTCCAATAGGATTGCTGCCGGAGCCGAAACTGCATCTGAAGGACCATCATGGGTTAAACGAATCAGGGATGCTGCGTCAGCAGAAGAAATTTCCGACATTTTTGCAGAGGCACAAGCCCAAGGTGTCAACCTTGGTTAACCAAATCCCCCTCTAAAATTTAAGGAAAAACCCAAATGGCTGATTACTACGCAGCAGAAACAGGCACCTCCAACCTTTCGGTTGACCAGATTGCCTTCGAGAAGTTGGCATATTTTGCCCTTCGCCCAGAAATGTACTTCGACCAGTTCGCAGATGTTCAAGCAACAAACGCAACTAACCCAGGTGCATCCGTCAAGTTCACAGTCTTCGCAGACCTTGCAGCAGCAACCACTGCTCTTGGTGAAGCAGAAGATGTAACCCCAGTCGCCATGAGCGACAGCCAAGTTACTGTGACCCTTGAAGAATACGGTAACGCAACGGTTACAACCGCCAAGCTCCGTGCTTCTTCATTCCTCCCTGTGGACCCAGTAGCCGCTAACGCTGTTGGTTACAACGCTGGTTTGTCAATTGACACCATCGCTCGTAATGCTGTTCAGGCTGGTTCAAACGTCATTTACGCAACAGGTGGTGCAGTAGCCCCATCTAGCCGTACAACCATCAACACTGATGACACCATCACTGCTAAAGATATTCGTCGTGCGGTGGCTCAATTGCGTACAGCAAACGTGCCAACAATCGGTGGTAACTATGTTGGATTCATCCACCCAGACGTTTCGTACGACCTTCGTGGTATTACAGACGCATCAGGTTGGCGTGACTCATACAAGTACACCAACGCAATGCCTCTTTACAACGGTGAAATTGGTATGTTCGAAGGCGTACGCTTTATGGAGGCAGCTCGCGCTCCTCTGTTCGCAAACGCATCAGACAACTCCGGTGCATCAGGAACCATTGACGTTTACGGTACCCTCATCATGGGACAGCAGGCTCTTGCCAAGGCTGTTTCTATGGGTGGCGAGTACGGTTCACAGCCAACAATCGTCTACGGAACAGTTACAGACCTTCTGCAGCGTTTCCGCCCAGTCGGTTGGAAGCACTTTGTTGGTTACTCAGTTTTCCGTCAGGAAGCACTGCGTCGTATCGAATCAGCTTCAAGCATTGGTGCAAACGCCTAATAATTTCCGACAAGGAATTTATAACGGAAGCCCCTGCCGAAAGGTGGGGGCTTTTGTTATTCTCTAGTTATGACAACTTTCAAACCGCCCACAGATAACTACGTGAACTGGGCATTACCAGGGGAGCGTGGCATCCTTGCTGTGTTAAGGCCAGGTCGTCGTGGTCGTAATGTGTTCAAATTGAACAATGGTTCTTTTACTGAGTACCAACCGGCAGAGCAAGAAGATGTTGCTTTTACGTATCACGGTGGTCATGTTCATATTATTGATGCACAAGAGGAGGCAGACCTTCGAGCTGCTGGATATGGGGATTACATTGAAGCATAGAGAGACTCATCCGTTTTTGGATGTTGAGGGTTGTTTTGGGTGCAGGGTTGCTGGGGTGCAGATGGGGTCTAACTCCACTACCACTAAGGGTGAATCGGTTGCGTCTATTAACCAGCGTGAGAAGAACTGGAATAAGGACATGCCTGCTTATAAGCGTTTACGGGCTGAAGGTTTGCAACCTAAAACGATTGATGGGTGCCACGCTGTCGAGCAGTTGGCGACTTCTCGCCATCAAATTGAAGGCACTCCCGCGCCGTTGTGAACTATCAATCTTGGGTGGGGTTCCTTGACCCTAAGTTGGGGTATGGTTCGATGCTTCAGGGGTTTAAGGATTCGCTCCCTAAGTCTGTGACGTTGGATAATCATGCGTCTGTGAGTGTTCATATGCAGGTTCCGTATGCTTGTAAGGGTTGGTTTGAGGGTCAGCATCGGGTTTTGTTTTCTATGTGGGAAACCGATGAGTTGCCATCTAACTTCCGGCGTTGGCTGGGCCAGTTCGACCAGGTGATTGTGCCGTGTGAACATAACGTGGAATTGTTTAGTGAGTTTCATAATGATGTTTCGTATTGTCCGTTGGGGGTTGACCATAAGTTTTGGAAACCAATGCCTAAACCTGATGGGGTGTTTCGTTTCCAAGGTGGCGGGTCACTATGGCATCGCAAAGGGCTAGATGTTTTAGTTAAAGCCTTTAATGCTTTGAACCTCCCTGATGCTGAACTGCATATCAAAGCTGCCCCTCATGCCCAGGATGTGCCTAGCCGAAACCTTGGCGACAAAGTGTTTCTTAATAGGACTTGGATGAGTCCCATCGAGCAACGTGACTGGTACAACAAGGCTGATTGTTTTGTGGCTCCTGCCCGTGGGGAAGGTTTTGGGCTTATGCCGTTGCAGGCTATTGCTAGTGGTATCCCTACAATCGTGTCAGACAGCACAGGACAAGCCCAGTTCGCCCATCTTGCCTTCGGGGTGGTTCCATGCGGTAAATCTAAAGCGGAGACTACAGGGCTGTGGGATGAACCTAATCAGAAGATTCTGGAGGAACTGATGATGGAGGCATACCAAAATCGTGGCACCATTAAACAGGCCGCTGTTGCTCGTGTCCCTGAAACCAAAGTTTTCTCATGGTTTAACGCCACCCGCAAACTGTTATCCCTAATTCCTGAAGGAACCCTGCTAGACAACCCAGAGTGGGAACCCCCCAAAGTTACTGTTGAAATCCAAGTGAACCGCAAAGTCAAAGCAGACATCGGCACCGAGTCCTACAGTCTACAACCAGGGCAAATCTATGTTGTTTCTGAGAATGTCCATGATGTATTGAAGGATGCGGGATATGTTGTTTAATGCTACAATCTTTGCTGTATGGCTCAACCCGCTGACCAAGACCTAATTATCACTCGTGGTGATACAGAAACCCTCGTTGTGACTATCACGACTGACGGGTCTACAGCCGTTGACATCACAGGTCGCACCTATTCATCTCAGATTCGCAGCCAGCAGGACTCCACCACCATCAAGGCATCATTTACTTGCACCGTTACTTCTGCTGCTACGGGTCAAGTCACTTGTGTCTTAAGTGCTACTTCTTCTGCTGCTTTGTCTGCTGGGCTTTACTTCTGGGATTTGCAAGAAAATGCTTCAGGTGTTATCTCCACTATCTTGTCAGGCAATGTCACAGTTCTTGCTGATGTAACTAGGTAACAATGGCTACGACCCTTATCACGGTTAATCGTGGCGGTTCAGGTTCAGCCACTTACCTGATTGCTGTCACTCGCACCACTGAAACTGTTGGTGCACTCGCTACGCCTGCTGTTACGGCTACCACTGTTGATGCTCTTATCACTGTTGTTACTTCTGTGAACACAGGACCACAGGGCGTGACTGGTCCTACTGGTCCTCAAGGTATTCAAGGTGTCACAGGACCCACGGGTCCAACAGGAGCACAGGGAGTTACTGGTCCAACAGGACCGACAGGACCAACAGGAGCGCAAGGTGTAACAGGACCTACTGGTCCTACAGGTGCACAGGGTATTCAAGGTGTGACTGGTCCGACAGGTGCGGCTAGTACCGTTACGGGACCAACAGGGGCTACTGGTGCTAACTCAACTGTGACAGGTCCCACTGGACCTACAGGTCCTACTGGCGCACAAGGAATCCAAGGTGACATCGGTCCTACAGGTGCACAAGGACCTACAGGTGCGCAAGGCATCCAAGGTATCATTGGCAACACAGGTCCCACTGGACCTACAGGGGCACAAGGCGTAACAGGACCAACAGGTGCTACAGGCGCTGCGTCAACCGTTACAGGACCTACAGGGGCTACTGGCATCCAAGGTCCTACAGGTCCTACTGGTGCCGCATCAACAGTTACAGGACCCACTGGACCTACAGGGGCACAAGGACAGTCGTCAAGTTTTTATGACTACAGAATTGACACAGGAACTACAACTGGCAACCCTGGTACTGGCTTGGTTGCATACAACAATGCGACCCAAACATCAGCGACACAATTACAAATAAACCATATTGACCAAGATGGCTATGACATTGACCTGTTTCTTGGATTGTTAAAAACAAACGACACTATTTATATTCAAGATTCTGCTAACTCTGCGAACTTCCAAAAGTTTATTGTTAGCGGAACTATTACGGATTACGGTAACTCTTACCTTGACATCCCAGTTACTTATGTTTCTAGTGGTGGTACAGGTGCCACAGGGTTTGCTGACAATTTGAATGTTCTTCTTGTCATAGCAAACATTGGACCGACGGGACCAACGGGTGCGACAGGTCCAACAGGTGCTGCTTCTACCGTTACTGGTCCTACGGGTCCTACGGGGGCTGCTGGTACGAACGGGACTATTGGTGTTGATGGTGCTACTGGTCCTACTGGTCCGACGGGGGCTGCTGGTGCGACTGGTGCCACTGGTCCTACAGGGGCGCAAGGTCCTTCGGGTCCTCAAGGTATCCAGGGCAACACTGGCGACACGGGTCCTACTGGTGCGACGGGTATAACTGTTACTGGTCCGACTGCGCCAGCGAATACAAATGTTTTGTGGGCTGACACTTCAACTACTGGTGTGGCTGTTATCCCTGTTGGTGGTACGACTGGTCAGGTGTTGGCTAAATCTTCTGCGACTGATTACGACACGACATGGGCTACCCCTGTTACTTCTTCTGACCTTGCATTAAAAGCCAACCTTGCTTCACCTACTTTTACAGGTACACCTTCTTTGCCTACAGGCACGATTGCTATCACTCAAACAGCAGGGAACAGCACAACTGCTGTTGCGACTACGGCTTTTGTAACCACAGCAGACAACCTTAAAGCCAACCTTGCTTCACCTACTTTCACAGGGACTCCTGCTGCCCCAACACCTTCGGCTGGCACAAACACAACACAGATAGCAACTATGGCTTCACGACCTTGGAATGTTGCTTGGGGAGTAATGTCCTACACCAGCAGTACAAGTTCCGATACTTCCATCACTAGCGAAGAAGTCCAACTTACTGGTGCTTCTTTTACTGCAGTAAGTGGCAGGCTATACAAGGTAACTTATTTTGAACCTGATGTTTTTCCTAACTCTGGAAGTGGATATGTAAGAGCAAGAATAAGATTAACAAATATTTCTGGAACTGTTCTTAGTGAATGTTATGAACAGTTAGATGTTTCTGGAACTACCAATAGATTTATCAATCTTGTTTCGGTCGGAACAATTAGTGCTGGCACACAGAATGTCGTTGCAACATTAACCGTCGTAACCGCCTCATCTGGATATGCAAGCAGGGATTCCAGTGCTAAAGCATTTTTGTTTGTTGAAGATATAGGACCTTCATAATGACTGTTATCAAGCAATACAACACAGGCACATCCGCATGGGAACCAATAGTCTCAGGAGTCCAAGGTCCAACAGGACCAACAGGACCAACAGGACCTACAGGTTTATCCCCAACAGGTTCCGTTATTGCTTTTGCAGGTTCCAGCGCACCAACTGACTGGCTACTCTGTTTCGGACAGGCAGTTTCAAGAGCAACATATTCTGCGTTGTTTGCAATTGTTTCAACAACTTACGGTGCTGGTGACGGTTCAACAACATTCAATCTTCCCGACTTGCGTGGTCGTGTACCTGCTGGTCTTGACAACATGGGTGGTTCCGCAGCCAGCCGTTTGACTAGCACGGTGTTGTCTGCGTCTAACACGCTCGGTGCTACTGGTGGTGCGCAAACAGCAACTATTGCTTCGGGTAATTTACCTGTGCATACTCACACAATCAACCACGACCATGCTTCTTTTACTTCTGGAAATGACAGCCCTGACCATACTCATGGTACTGGTACAGCGAACTCATGGATTCTTTCTAATAGAACAGCATCAACGGTTGGTACTGGTGGGGCATCAGCGCAGTTAAGTGCTTACCTTGATACTACAAGTGGTGCGTCTGTTCGCCATCAACACAACATTGATGTCCCTAACTTTACTGGTAGTTCGGGTGACGGGGGTTTTGCAAATACTGCTTTAACCAACACTCAGCCAACTATTGTTTTGAACTACATCATCAAAATATAAATAACACCGAAGGGGAAATATGAAAATTGCTGTATATACAATTGCTCTTAACGAAGTTAAATTTGTAAAACGATGGGCTGAATCAGCCAAAGATGCTGACTACATACTTATTGCAGACACAGGCTCAACCGATGGAACTCCCGAAATAGCCAAAGATTCCCTTGGCATAAATGTTGTCCGTATCTCTATCAACCCGTGGCGTTTTGACCTTGCCCGTAACGCTGCGCTTGCCGCCTTACCTGATGACATTGACCTGTGCATTGCGTTAGACATGGATGAACAACTCCAACCAGGTTGGCGTAAAGCCTTAGAAGCAATCCCTACTGGCACGACCCGCCCCCGATACAAATACACATGGTCATGGAACCCCGACGGTTCGGAAGGGCTTGTTTATGGTGGCGACAAAATCCACGCACGACACGGATACACATGGAAACACCCAGTCCACGAAGTCCTCAAACCCACCGACGGAGAAACCCAACACTGGGTAGACGGGCTACAAATCCACCACCACCCCGACTCCTCAAAGTCCCGCAGTCAATACCTTCCCCTACTCAAACTTGCTGTAGAAGAAGACCCCCGTGATGACCGCAACCAGTTCTATTTAGCCCGTGAACTGTTCTTCCACGGGGATTATGCCTTAAGTCAGTATCATTTTGCACGGCATCTAGACATATCTACATGGAACCCAGAACGAGCCGCATCCCACAGGTACCTAGCCAAGATGGTACCCCTTGTAGCCGACTATCACCTGTACCGTGCCATTGCTGAAGACCCAGCCCGTCGTGAATCATGGGTTGCTTTAGCGATGTACTACCACGAGAAACGCAACTGGCTCGCAGTTAGAAACACAGCGTCTATGGCTTTAGCAATCACCGAGAAACCACTTGACTATCTTTGTGAAGCAGACGCTTGGGGTTGGCTACCACACGACCTCATGGCTGTTGCCTGCTACCACCTTGGAGACATGGATGAAGCATGGTTCCACGGGTCTGAAGCGGTGGCGTTAAACCCAACAGATGAAAGACTTAAGACAAACCTGTCTCATTATCGGCTATGATTGCCTTGGCTGAACACAAGGAGTTTGCATGTCCACAGTTGGAACCGTAGTAGACCGTACCTTGCGCCAGTTAATGTCTGGCACGGTAGAGGAACGCAACAAAACAGTTGGTGCCCTAACTGCTACATCTACATCTGTTGTTTTCCAGTATGAACTTTCTGGTTTACGCCAGGGTGGTGTTATCCAGATAGATAACGAACTTATGTATGTATGGGAAACATCCCCTGGTTCTAAAACCGCAACCGTTGAACGGGGTTGGAATGGGACCGCTGCTGCTGCCCATGCTGCTGGTTCTGTAACTATTGTTGACCCTAAGTTCCCTAGGGCACAAGTGCTTGAGGCAATCAACGCAGAGATTGATGACTTGTCTAGCCCGATGAATGGTTTGTACCAAATCAAAAGCCTTGAACTAAACTACAACGGTACTTGGAACATGATTAACTTGCCAACTACAGACAAAATCATTGACCTGGTTTCTGTAACGGTGCGCTATATCGCTACTGACTACCCAAAGATTACCCGTTGTCGCCTAATCCGTGACCTACCTAATGATGATTTCAACGCTGGATACGCTATCCGTTTTGATGAACAGGTCCGTGCTGGACGCATGATTGTGGTGTATAAAGCACCATTCACCAATGTCACCACCGAAGCACAGAACCTTCAAAACATTGCTGGGTTCCCAACAACTGCTGAAGACATCCTGATGATGGGTGCCCAGATTCGTTTGGTTTCACCACGAGAAGTAAAGCGTAACTTCACTGAGTCACAGGGCGACACACGCCGTTCAGAAGAAGTACCTACAGGTTCAGTATCTAGTTCTATTAACAACATTATCCGTATGCGCCGTGACCGTATCACTGCTGAAGCGGCACGACTTGCAAGGCAATACCCCACTTTCCTTAGCAGGGTTTAACTAATGGCGGTAACTACATTTACCCTGCCGTATTTCGGTACTCCACCATATTTCTCTGGTATCAGTTCGGTATCAGATTTAGTTCCTAATGTTTTTCCTGTAGCCGTTGATGGTCGCCCGTACATGATTGACCAGAAGTCAGGGAAGTTTCAACGAGGTTATGAGCAGCGTGTTCGTGACTCTACGGATGATTCAACTAGCCCTGGTGAGGGTGCTATTAACCCTGGTGGTTTGTGGCGCAGAGGGCAGGACTCTTGGCATGCTGGTGCGGGGCAAGCCTATGCGGATATGAATGATTCTGCGCCGTATCGGTTTTATAAATCTAAAGGTGTGAACCCTTGGGGTAAAGGGCAGTTAAGTCTTTTGAACGCCACTAAGCGGTCTTTGGAATCTGCTAATACAAACTTGTTTACTTGTGTCGTTGAATCAAGTGGCACCCAGTACCTGTATGTGGCTGATGGTGGTGTTGTTAGGTTTTCTAGCGCACCTTTTACTTATATAACTTCAACAGTTACTAATGTTTCTGCATCAGCAGGGACAATTACTTATACAGCAGCGGCTCATGGTTTTACTGCTGGTCAAAAAGTTGACATCACTGGTATTGTCCCGACTGCATACAACCTTTCTGGTGCAACTATTGCTACGGTAGCGACAAATACTTTTACCATTACTAATGCTGCTACGGGTACTTTTGTTTCTGGCGGGGCAGCAGTTCAACGCCCCGTATGGACCGCTATTACAACAGGGTCGCCTACCACATTGCCAACAACTGCTATCACTGGTTTAGAAACCAACGGTCAGAATGTTTACATTGCTTGGACAGACAAAGATATTTGGTACACAACCCCAGGTTCAACCACCGCCACATTCTTCTATCCAACATCAGGCACAGATAACCAAACTTATAATGCTTTTGGCTTTGCAAAAGGTCGTGGATTTGCAGCGGTAAACCAAGACCTCTACCAAATTGGTGTCGGCTCAGGCAGCCATACTATTTTCTTTGACAACCCTGACACAACATTCCGTTGGGCAGGTGCCGCACCAGGACAAAACGCTGTGTACGCTGCAGGATATGCAGGTAACAAAAGCCTCATCTACAAAATCACAATCAAAGCAGAAGGCACACTTGATGTCCCAGTGGTATCACTTGAACTACCAGTTGGTGAAATAGTCACAGCCATCCACGGCTACCTTGGATTCATCGTTATAGGTTCAAACAAGGGCGTTCGTTTTTGTAGCACCGATGCACAATCAAACCTTGTCGCAGGTTCACTTATCCCCACCACTGGTGCAGTTAATGACTTCACATCAGAAGACCGATTCGTTTGGTTCACATACAGCAACTACGACGGAACCTCTACAGGTCTTGGTCGTCTAGACCTATCAGTATTCATCTCACCAAATACCCCCGCACATGCGACAGACCTCATGTATACCAGCACATCAGATGTTAAATCTGTAGCAACCATCAGCGGGAAACGCATCTTCACAATCTCTGGCGTAGGGGTCATCGTTGAAGACACAGCAAACCTTGTTGCTTCAGGAGAAATAGAAACAGGTACATGGCGTTGGGGCATACCAGACCGCAAGTTCATCGCCAAAGTAGACACCCGTTCCACCCCACTCGTGGGTGCTATTACTTCATACCTGAAAATTGACGACGGAGATTACGATTCTGTTGGTCGGTGGGCTACCGTTAGTGACACCGAAAACTCCTTTAATGGTTCCGACTTTAAAACGATTGAAGCAGGGTTTAAGTTTGTATTAGAACGGTCTTCTTCAAACACTGCTGAAGGTCCGACCTTTACCCGTTGGATGGCTAGGGCATATGCCGCCCCGTTCCGTTCACAAGTTTTCTCTGTCCCTCTCCTCTTACATAAGTCAGTAACTGTCAGGGGTAAAGAGTATTACTATGATGTTTACGGGGAGCAAGCGTTCTTTGATGGGCTGATTGAATCGCCTCGTGTCACCACCCTACAGATTGGTCCCTCTATTCATAGCGTTATCCTTGAGGATGTGGTCTGGGAACCTGCAGATTCTGCAGGTAACACCTGGGCATTTGATGGGACGCTTGTAGTAACCTTTCGTTCGGTAGAGAACTAGGAGTTATTATATGCCAGTTAACGGTAAAAGTAGAAGGTCATATACAGGCTCAGCAGTACCCAACACGCTTGGTTCTCAACTTGAGTTGAACGCCACAACCATAAGTCTTCCTACTGCAATGGTCGGTTGGGCTAATGATGGCGTTCCTTTCTTTGTGGTGGTTGAACCTGGCACCGCTAAGGAAGAAAAGATTTGTGTTAAGTACAACACTTCAACAAGTCTTATTGTTGTGAACCCTGCTGCCACTTCCGTATGGGCTGAAGATGTGTTGGGTCGTGGGGTAGATAACACCAGCGACCAAGTGCACGCAGCAGGTTCTGTTATTTATCCTGTGTTCACATCTATTGAAGCAAACCAAGCAAACGAGTTGGTGTCTAAGTACGCCAATGCTGGTTCTGTTGTGTATCAAGGTTCTGGTACGCCAGGTACCTTTACTGAACTTGCTATTGGTACAGCCAGTCATGTCTTAAGAGTTAACTCTGGTGTCCCACAATGGGGACAGATTACTGCCGACGGTATCGCTACTGGTGCTGTTACTTCAGAAAAAATCCTTGACGGGACTATCGTATTGGGCGACCTTGCTGCAGCGTTAGTTACTTATCTTGTTCCTGTTGGTACTATCAATGCTTACGCTGGTGCTACTGCACCTAATGGTTGGCTTTTGTGCAACGGCACAAGCACCACTGGTTATACAGCGTTGGCTGACCTTGTTGGTGCCACAACACCAGACCTGCGTGGTCATACACTTGTAGGTAAAGGTTCAGCGCCGTTTGATGGTGCGTTGTTAAGCAAGTTTGGTTCTACTACCAGCACCGCACCCCACACCCACAGTGGTACTTCTTTAACAGCCGTAGCAGGCGGAAGCCACGACCATACTTATTCTGGCGACGCCAACGCTGAAACACAAAACCACAGCCACGGTCAATTAGTTGCTGGTTTTAGTCTTTCTGCTGGTGAGGTAACTGTTGTTGCTACTGGACCTGGTGGTGGTGTTGATGCAACATATAGCACAGGCGGGAAAAGTACCACCCATAATCACTCTTATAGTGGCACTACATCCCCACATACCAGCCATGTTCATTCTATTACTGGTGATACTGGCGCATCTTCTGCTAGTGCAACCCACGGTAATGTCCAGCCTTCAGCCCTCGTCAACTTCATCATCAAATACTAGGATAAGATACCAACCATGATTAAAGTACAAACCCTCATCCTCCGAATCTTTGGGGTATTCGGCTCATCCGCACTCGCAGCCGTAGCAGGTGGCGCAATCTTCGGAGTTGAACTCTGGAAATCAGCAGCCATCGCAGGTGTAGTAGCAGCAGGAAAAGTAACTGAAGCCCTGCTTCGTTCATGGTCTGAAGACGGAACCCTCACTAAAGAAGAAGTTGCAGCAGCCTTCGGCAAAAAGGCGTAGCCGTTACGCCCTAGTAGGGGTTGTACTTTCCATACTGTTCCTGTCATCAAGTGCCAGCGCAGAAAATCCAATTGTTACAGA